CGTGTTGAGTGCCTAATAATCTTACAATATTGATAGAATCATTACTTGCTAGCCAAGCTTGTGCAGCATAAGCAGCATATGTTGGGCCAAGACTATTGCCTTCGCGCCATATATCTCCACCTTTACGACCAGCTACTGGTTGACCGAATACATCAGTTAATTCGGCTAATGAGCCAATACGTACTGGACGCATAGCTGGGCCTTTTTGGAAACGTCCTATGACAGTTGGGCCAACACCAATTGGTGTTCCTGGCAATTGTGATTGGTCAATTTCGTTTACAAAAACGCGGGGAGAAAGGAATTTAAATCTTGTTGCTGCCATTATAAAACTCTCCTAGTACAGTAATTATTTGAAAATCATAAATAAATAGTGTTATATTATCTCAAAAGACTAGTCTTCTTTAAGTATTGTTTTTTCTCTTCCAATTTTAACTTCTACAGCATTTTCTCTTACGACTATCTTTGGCTTTTCTTGATTTAAATCAGAACCAAATATTCTACCTAATACTTCAATTTCTATCTTAGAAGTATAAAGTTTTCTTTCTTCTGCTAAATTATTAGAATTACTAGTTGTACCAAAATCACCTTTTATAAAAGCTTCAAATTTATGTTTATCTTTTGAAAGAAATATAAAATGTTTTGTGTTTCCATTTTTAGCAAAGAAAGGTGTTACAACTTGATTTAATTGTTGTATAAATTCACATTTAATATTTAAAAAATATGTGATATTAAGATGTACTGGTACTGGTACTGATATTGTTTGATAAACAGTTTTTTTTATTGATCTTGGGTCACGCAAAGAAAAACGCTTAGATGCTACGGTTGCTCTAGTAAAGTTGTTTGATTTCTCTTGATTGATTCTGCGAGCGATAGTTAAATACCCACCTTGTTCATCATTTACTGGTCTAATATTGGCTGGAAATGCGCCTGTTTTTGCAGGGTCTTTGGTTATCGATGTTCTCTCAATAGTAATGATTGGGAGCTTAACCATACCAGATGAATCACGTATATCTTTATCTTCTTTCATTTGAAAGGCACGTTCCGCCGATAACCATACAACAGGAACCTTCTTCCACCCTTCAGATGTTTGCGCCCATACATTCATGGTTTCATTAACCCACTCATAGAAAGCAGTATCTATTGTTTCTATTGTGGACGGATTGAAATGTAATTCTTTTAATTGTGATTCTTTTAATTCTATTTCCATATTATCCTACAAATATATTCTGTGGAACTTTAGAGACTGTCTTTTGTAAGTTTTCAGCATCGTTTGCTGTTTGTTCTGTTAACTTGCTATAAGTCATTTTCTCTAACATTGTCTTTAATTCTTCTCTAAGTTTATCTTGTTGTTCTTTACCTTCGGCAATAAGAGCAGTACCGTTTAGAGTTACAGTCTCGCCAGGAATTGGAATAGAAGCAAACTTAGAGCGTACTTGACCAAGTATCTCTTTACAAAGAGCAAGACAGAACCTTCTTATCCATTGCTTACCTATTGAGTTAATATTCTCATATGGTATATTGGCAAATGGAAGTGTGTTCATGTTATTAATACTAGCAGCATGATTAGTGCCAGCATCGTTATTTGATTGTTTCCACCCATCTTCTTCTACGCTAAAATCAACCCAAAAGTATTGAGGAGTAAATGAATTTGGTACTGGAAATATTCTAACTTTATTGTTTATAATCTCAAATGAGTAATGAGAGTTTCTTGTATAAATAGAAGTTTCATAAGCCATTGCTTGAAGTTTATTATGCCATGCTGGGATAACTTCAAATGTACTATCGTCTGCATATTGACCATATGTAGACAAATTACCAATTACATTTAAACCACCATAGTAACCAAAGAATCTCCACATTGAAGCTGGTGTTCTATAATAGAATCTTCTCACAGTTATTTTCTTTCCAGCTAATGAACCAGAAAAAGATACTGTACCACCAGTAGCTGGGTCGTAATTATTGAGAGAAGCAGATTGAATAATTGTTTGAATATCATAATCTTGCTGTTCCTCAACAATTGGTATAGAAGCAGAATAAATTGATGAATTCATACCAATACCAGCTTCTTGAGCAAAAGCATCACCAAAATGTCTTAGATAATCTAAATTATATTTTGGATACGCCAACTGTGCTTCACCACCAATATCTGTTGTTAATTCGCCTATGTGGTCAAATGTACCAGTTGTTTTGCCAAGCAAAGTTGGCAATGCATTTTGTGCTTGATGCAAGTTGATAATATAAGAATATTCTAATACTGCTTCTTCATAAGCAGCATAAACGTTTCCGGGTGTTATTTCAATATCTAATACGTCGCCACCTAATTTCTTATAAACATAAGCAACTTGATCAGAAGCACCGGATAGGAATGAGGCAGAACCAGAATAAACTGCAAATGGTAAGTATTGTGTGACTTCTGAAGGACTTCCTGTTACTGGCAGGACGACTGCGCTTAATGTACTTTGTGGAAGCAAATTTGGTACTGCCATTAATTAAATACTCCTCAATGTTAAATAGTTATAAATAAAAGAAAACCCCCCGATATTTCTATCGAGGGGTTTTACTTGTTAATAGTTCCTAAAAACTATTATGTTGTGCCGCTCTCACCGCTGAGGCCACGGATAACGACAAGACCATACATATCTGGTCTAACCATTTTCTTGGCGTAACGGGTCATGACACCCTTACGTGGTACGAAGTCCTCTTGACCAAAGATGGTTGGAGTGACTTGTAGTGGTACGTATGGAGCGTATACATAGCCACTTTCAAGGAAGGAACTACCCTTACGACCCACGAGGATTACGTTACGGAGGAAGTCTGCTGCAACGTAGATATCAAACTTCTTGGAGATTGAACCAACGTTGACTGCGCCAACTTCGCCCCTCTCGTCATCAGCAGTAACTTTAGCTCTGAAGCCAGAGGTGAACTCAAGAATGTTTGCAACTTCTGGGCCACATACGAGGAAGTTTGCACCACCACGTAGAGTCTTTCTGTGGATTTGAGCAGAAACGTCATTGATGGTTTCAATAAGGGTTTCATACCACATAGAGACAGTGCCTGTGAAGTCTGGAGCCTTTGTTGAAGCACCAACTTCTACACCAGTTGTACGATTGACGAACAAACCGGGAGAACGTGACCAATACAATGTACCAGCGGTTGCGCCTTTAACAAGGTCTTCCATGATTTCACGGTCGATTTCAAGGGCTACATGCTCTGAAAGAATTGAGGTAAGCTCAACTTCTGCATCCAAATTGTGATATGCATTGAGGTCTTGGCCCAATTCTGGTGACCACTTAGCCTTGAGTTTCTTGGTGATAGCAGTTACGCTGATTGAATCAACCTTGATATCAATCTCTGGGATTGCTGTAGTGTTTTCAAGACCCCAAGTTGTTCCACCAGCAACTGCACCAAGAGCGTCAGTACCCGCTGCTGAGGATGCGAACTCGTCAACGATTGGGGCTTCGATACTTAAGCTAGCCGCACTAACGCTAATAGCTGAGAATGAAGTGCTCTTAAATACTGCAAATCTTGCTGTGTAAGCAGCAGATGTTGCATCTGTAAGACGACGTACTGGAGCAGCACCAGAAAGGTGACCAGAAGTTGCTTCTACAAGCTTCCAAGCAACGAAGTTTTGCTTATTGAGTTTAGCCCAATTTGCCTCGCTAAGTGTAGCGTCAAATACTTGTACATAACCACTTGATTGGTCAAGAAGGTCTTGATCCCAACGAATATAGGCTTTATCGGCCTCAGTCAAAAGACTGACTTGTGAAGCAGTAACTACGCTTACAAGAGAAGCAACAGCAACAGAAGAAGTTGGTGATGAATAGCCATTGTTCAAGCTATAGAAACCTTTTTCTGCGGCACCAGTTTGACCAAGACTAACACCACCTGTTACTTGTCTACCAACAACGCCTTGGGCATATGGTGACTCGTCAGCAGTTGCACCAAGTTTTGTATGGGTGTATTGGAAATCGAGGAAGAAGATAAGACCAGATGGAAGGCTCATTGGTTGTACTGAAACGAGATCATTAGCAATCAATTGAGCGAATACTCTGCGGACGATTGGGAATGCTACTGAAGCGAAACCTTCTACGTCGCCACCAGCCATTACTGATGCTTCACGGAGCAATTCTTTGGCTTGGTTCTCAAGAAGACGAGCCATGCCTGCACGCTTGCGGTCATCAGAGATACCCTCTAGAAGACCAGTTTTTTCCCACTTAGTAAGAAGGGCTGCGCCTTCTTTTTGAAGGTCACGTTGAACCATGCCTTCAGTTAATTTTTGTACGATTGACATTATATAACTCCTTAAATGTTATTTTTTAATTCCTGCTAAAATTTGCATTCTCTCTAGTTGTGGAACTTGAGTTACCTCTTGTTCTCTTCTACCAGAGAGTGAAGATATTACATTTCTTGTTACTGCTTCGTTTAGTGATTTAGGAACAGAACTTACGTTTGCTGCTGGCACCGCACTTTGAAGAGTTTCAAAAATTGTTTTTGCTTCGTCTGGTGTTTTAGCGTTTGAAAGCGTTTCGACAATCTTATTTTTTTGTCGCTCATTCAAGGAGGCGTTGCTTAAAACGCGATTTGCATAAAGAAGCTTGGCGTTAGACAAAGCAAATGAGTCAAGCTTCTCCTTAAGTGTAGGTACGACACTTTCGTATCTTTCTACCTTATCAGCAAGAGCTTCTGCTACTGACAGAATCTCTTTAATTTTTTCGTTTAAATCTTTTTTATCTTTCTTAAGTTTCTCAACTTCTATATCTTTATTCTTGAGAGACTTAGAAAGTTTTGCAAGTGCTACTTCTTGAGCTTGGTCACTATCACGACCATCAAGCGACCACTCTGTACCTCTGTACTTTGGATCAAAATCAAGAGTAAACTCTGCTTCTTCTTCTAAGACAGAAAGCAATTCATCTTTGTTGAATTCTAATACTTGATTGCTTTCTCTCAACAATCTTGTATCAAGTTTATAAACACCTTCTGTTAGGGCTGGGAATAGGTCTTCTTCACGACTCATTGTTTGGGAACCGCCAGGACCACCCATATCAGCTTCTTCTTTTTCAACTGCGGCTGCAAGTTTATCAAGAGAAATCTCAACTACTTCATCTTCTTCTGGACACTTACAAAGCTTCTCATTTTCTGTAGCTGCTGGTGGAACTTCTTTAATATCCTCAGAACCAGTAGCTGGTGATGTTGTTGGAGCATTTCCGGGTACTGCTGGTGCATTTGGGTCAAGAGCAGCAGGATCGTCACCTTCAGCCTCTAACAACACTTTCAATGCATCTTTTATTTCGATAGAATACTTTTCAAGTATGGCAGCTTCTGCATTTTTATAAGCTACTTCTTTTAGAGCCGTGGCGTCCACAATTGCTTGTTCCAACAAAGAAGACATTAATGAATCTCCAACAAATGATTAATCAAAAATAAATAGTATTATTTATTAGAAAACACCAAAAATGTTAAATTAATGATTCAAAAGATTTAGCTCTTGTAAATAAAAATAAAAAGGGTGGCACCCCCGAAAGGATGCCACCACATTTTTACGGATTCTAATAATCCAAATACAAGATAAGGATTAGAAGACGAACCAGTTGGAATTGTTTGATACCAACATAACGGCTGCGAATGGAGATTCAAGAACGACCGAGGAAACACCATCAATTGTTTGTGAACCAGAAGCAGCTACAGTAATAGCATGAGAAGTACCTTCTATTTTCTTAACTTTGTAGAATTCACCAAGCTTATTAACAGCAGTTGGGAGGGTTACAGTAAATGGAGCCGAGGAAGCACTACAAAAAACAACAGTAGCTGTAATAGTACCGGCTGAAGTTAATGTTTGTGTTGAATCAGCTACCGCACCTTCAACAGCACCAATAAACTTGGAAGCCTTGAGTTCAAGTGAAGATACGAATGCGCTGGTTGCGCTAGTACCAGTACCAACTTGGAAGGTAGCAAGAGCAGAACCAGAACCGATTGAGAAGCCTTGACCAGCAGCCAATGCTAGAGCACCATCAGCAATTACGATGTTTGAGTCTTCTATAAGCAAGGTGCCAACAGAAGCTGAGAATGTATTACCTGTAACAATTAAGTCACCTCCAACGGTTACAGTACCAGAGAAGGTTCTGTTACCAGAGATTGTGCTCTTAAGGGCTACTGCGTCACTAGAAATTTCAAGAGCATCACTATTTACGGCTACGTCAAGAGTTACTGAAGAACCAAGAGATACTGAGCCGCCACCAGAAAGACCACTACCAGCAGTTACTGTTACTGAGCTATTGGAAAGTTTGTCATTTACAATAGAGCCAGCCAACATTGCATTGGTGACGCCAGATGCTTTGACTCTTAAAGAATCGGAGCTAATTTCAATTGAAGATGCATCAACGTTAACGCTAAGAACACCAGAAGACAATCCAAGACCATCGCCAGCTACTGAAGATGAAAGTGAAATATCTACTGAACTAGCACCATTGTATGTGAAAGCACCAAGACCACTAGTTGCAGAAGCAGAAAGTGAAGCAAGGTTTGAACCAAGAGATATACCAGAGATTGTGCTATTGGCAAGTTTAATATTTGAAACAGCGCCAGTAGCAATTTTACCTTCTGTAACAGAACCAGAACCAAGTTTACCTTCTGTAACAGAACCAGAACCAAGTTTAACTTCTGTAACAGCGCCAGAACCAAGTTTACCTTCTGTAACAGAGCCAGAACCAAGTTTATCCACTGTAACAGCTAAGTCAGCAATCTTAGCGGTAGTTACAGCCGAACCAGATAGTTTGTCGGTAGTTACTGCACCATCAGCAATCTTAGCGGTAGTTACTGCACTATCAGCAATCTTAGCGGTAGTTACTGCGCCAGCAGTTAAATCTGCTGTACCAATTGCACCAGCAGGAAGAAACATAGAACCTGTAACGATAAGACCACCAGCATCAATAGTAAGACCTTCTTCGGCCACCAATGAACCAGAGTGTCTATATGTGCCTAAAGAAAATTTATAAGCCATTGTTTATTTTTCCTTGTTGTGTAAGAAAATAATCAAAGCACAAGTATGGGTACCGTTACTTTGACTACTATTATATAGTATCACCAAATTCAATTAGTAAATTTTTTGAATATATTAATAAATGAAATATTTGTCAAGACCATTGCAATAAATATTTACTGCTGCATATGGAGATTCTATAAGTATTTGAGAATTATTATCTAGTGTTTGACTTTCAACAGAACAACTGATTGTTATTGTGTTAATATCTGCCATTCCACCTTCATCTTTTATAATATAAACTTGACCATTTGATAGAGTTGCAGCGTCTGGCAGGTATAAAGTTAAACTAGCAGTTGCTGTTTGGGTATTTACACCAATTACGTGTTGTGCTGGTGTAAGAGTAATACCACCAGTTATAGAAGTTCTATTAACAACAAAACCAGATTTAACTGTGAATTTTGGAATTGTATGGTCAAATATTAAATTTGCTGAGCCACTTATGGCACCAACAGAACCAGATTTAAATTGTAATGAACCAGTTGGTCCTTGACCAGTTGCAAGACCGGCTCCAATGTTAGTTAGTAAAGAACCATCACCAACAAAAAAAGAAGCAGAGATTATCGACCCAGATAAGGTGTCCTGTAGCGTAATGCTACCACTAATCTTATTTTTACCTTTACTATACTTATACGCCATTTAAAAATCCCAGATCCTAGATGATGTGCCAGCCAGTAGATGTGCAATAGATTGCAATTGCAAAGTGGTCTGCTTCAAATGTTGCGGAGTTATCTCCATCAATTGTATCAGAACCAGCACAATTTACATAGACTGGATTTATAGATGAATATCCTGCTTCGTCTTTAATTATTATTATTCTTCCAGAATTTGTAGAAGATATAGCAGGTAATGTGACTGTTAATGAGCCACCAGAAGAATTAACACCAATTATATAATCGTTTGATTGAACTGTGTAGTTTGCAGAAACCAAGGTTGCTCTAAAGAACACTGAGCCACTTAATGTTACTGCGCCTTGTAATGTTGATGTACCAGTTACAGAAAGATTGCCAGCGACTGTTACATTATTGAATGAACCATCTGATAATCCTCCCCCACCTCCACCGCCGGGACGAACAATTCCATTTCCTGCATATGATGGTGTAGCTGATGTTGTGTATTCTTTTATTGTTGGAAGAGTACCAGCAGCAAACTTTGGAGCAAACATTGAGTCTCTTGCTCTTTGACATTTTGCAACAACTTCAAATTTGCTTTCTGCTTGACCAAATAATTGCTTTGGTTCTGCTGTAGATACTATCTCATAATATCTATCGCCATATAAAACAAAATCACCTTCACGAACGTAGAGGTCTTGGTCTTCTACTAATCTACGTTTATGAAAGTGAATTTCTATTGAGGTTGCTTTGTCAATACCTATTCCTTCTGAGAATAAGTTTGTTTGTCCTTCCCACTTTACGAGAGCATAAATTCTTACGGGTGGTAAGAATGTTTTATCGATTGCCTCGCCATATATTGGATGGAAGTTTGAGCGGTCAACATCGATTGAGAAATAAGCCACTTGCTGACCTATGACTCTTTCAATGAGTTCGTCATTAACTTGTTTTACAAAGTCTTTTTCTTTTTGACCTGTAAATAATGGGGGTGGTGGGGTGGCTGGTTGCTCCCATTGAATATCTGATTTTTTTCTACGTGCCATTATTTATAAGTAGAAAGTAGATTGTTTTTTACAAATTTATTATGAATAACCAA